CGCGCGGTGTTTAAGGAATCATAGAAAACGTTTTCCACCGAACCCAGTTAGTTAAAACTAACTCACATACTCTCTACTCTCACCTAAATATCGTCTCTCTACTCGCCCTTCCAACCACACTCTTTACTCACTGCATAAACATTCATCTATACTCACTGCATAAATATAAACCTCTACTGAACTAAAAAATTTGTGTTGACAAATAAAAAAATTAGTAGTACAATAAAATAAAAAACACGTAGGAGGTAAACAAAATGAAAGTAAAACATTTAACCAAGGTAATGACAGAAATGGAGTATGACAATGAATATGAATTAATGTCGTATAATCCGCTTATTAAAAAATACACATCATTAAGACTGCCGTTACGTAGCATAATGGAACTTGATAGAGATTTGCGCGTTGTTAATTTTTCCATAGAAAGAAAGATTATAATAGTTAGTGGTGAATGGGAAAACGATAGACTTACATTAACAAATTATGTAGTAGCAAATATGGATATAAAGATGGATACTAATATTCATTATTTATTTAAGCCGAGGGCAAAAGACGCATATACACTTGGATTGTTACCATATAGTGTACTCACTCAATTGTTTGGGGATTGTACATTGGTTTCTGCTGATTCCTTTAATATAATGATAGAATAACGTGATAAAATTAATAGTACAATATATTAATAAAGGAGGTAATAAAAAAATGAAAGTAAAACACTTAAACAAATTAATCTGCATGACACCACCAGAACATGAAACATGTAATGTAACCATCTGGACTAAATCCGGTGTAATCGAGGTATCAATGGATTACATTGAGTTATTACGTAGGTACGGAGATAACAAGCTAATGTATTTTTCATTTGAAAAAAGAGAATACATGGTATCGGATGAAATGGCACTTGAAGAATTGTATTTAAATTCTTATTTAAATGCTAATGCGGATATTTATATAGCCGATAATGTAGATATTGCTTTCCTAGATGAAATCGGCAACTACTCTTCTACAAGCCTTAGATATCTTGATTTGAAAAGACTATTCGGCAAATATGAGATAATAAACGTTTATAAAGGTCAAATATTATTACAGGGAAGGAGCAAACAGCAATGACATTTAGGCAATACTTTTTATTAGATTTAAGCATAAGCATGTATGAAGATGTAAAGGTGACATTTGGTGAAGGAACACCAATACAAACACTTTCTTATTATCAAGCAGTGAACGTATACGGTGAAAATAAGTTGATACATGTGGAGAACGACACGTTCACACTATCAAATGAATATGAAGGTACAGGCAAAAACAAGCCTAAAGTAAATGAATTAGCCGGTTTATATTGCAATGGCGAAAACGATTCACAAGTATATTACCTGGTGGATTATTCTAATGATAGGATACCTTTAACTTTGTTAGAATTATTCAACTGTGATAGACCAATATTTAGAATAGACAAAAATATAATTTATATTTAAGGAGGTAGAATTATGTTACTAAAAGATTTATTGCCAGTCATAGAACTGGAATTATTTTACAAGAGTGAAGAAGTAAATGTGAGGATATTAAAACCATACAATGGCAAGCCAATTTTGAAAATAAAATGTGGATATGATAAATTAATGCAAATGTATGGGGACTACACGGTAAAGAATTTTAGCACTGAAGATATTGCAGAATTAACATTAACCTTATCATTTGTAAACGAACGTCAAAAAGTATCTTTATTAAATTTTATCTTAGCCAACAATGACTATTGCTTGAATGAAGATATCATAGTGTTCAAGGGGTATAAAAAGAGCCGCATTTACCCTATGCTGTTCGATGAAATACCATATAAATACTTGAAATCCACGGTAAAACTTTACGTTGACGGTCTTATAATTTTAGAATAAGGAGGGAAACTGTTATGACATTTAACGAATATTATAGGATTGACATAAGCAAAGCCGCATATGACTATGTAACAGTTGTAATAGGTTCAGATAAAAAGGATGGAATTTCAATTGAATATGAGCCATATTGCCAACTGTCAAATAAGTATAGATTTAATAAATTAATGCGTGTAGATGGTAATTTTTTCATATTATCACGCAACCAGGAATTCAACGTTAGCCATAAATGCACTGTAAGGGATATAGCAAAAGTTTTGCACAATGGATTAAACGGTGAAAAAATATTTTATTTGTATAAAGGGGTTAGAAGAATCCACCGGGTAACCTTACAAGAAATGTTATCATATGGAAATGAGGTGTACACAATAAACGGCAATGTAATTGTGACAATGGAGGAAGAATAGATGAAGGTTAAAGAATGTTTAAAATATGGGGATATTAAATATTTCAGACTGTTTGACTACAAGCATGTACTTATAGCAGATTATATATTGACTGCTGGCGAGATGTCCAGTCTGGTTTCATACAACAGTTTGATAGGTGAGATGTGGGCTAATATTAGCCCACTCTCAATAGATGTTGTAGATGTGACAATAGAAAACTGGCTTTTAGCCTGTTTATTTGATTATATAGATTCTATACATTATACCCGCGCATTTCCAACCATTTATGGAGGTCAATAATGCGAGCAATGCATTTGCTGTCCGCGGAGATTTTCCTTACACCAACACCACCGTTGTAATTCCCCTCCAGCGAGAACAGGGAATTTTCATCCTGGTTGTGCAATATGCCTAAACCCACATGGTCAATCCATCCGCCTTTTTTCTGCCAGTCATATCCAATGAGAAAAAGCCGGCTGTAATCTTGTGGTATATAAGTGTAGTAAAGGTCAAAATTGTCAATTAATCTCTGTGCTCCGACTTCAATAGGGAAATCCTTTACGCCAGCGTCAAGCATAAGTGCGCTTATAAATATGGCACACCAGGAATCGCCTTTAGATGGTTTGTACCCCCTTGGGAATTTTAGCCCGTATTTTTCAACTAGTTCATTATACAGGCCTACCCAGTAGCCGCCATCGCTTTTACCCATAAACTGCATGGCATGCACCATAATATCTTCTTTTACATTTTTCATCTTGCATATCCTCCTTTAATATTTTATACTATAATAGTATCACACAAAAAATAAAAAATCAAATATTAATATTACAATGTGCGGAGGTGTCACTATGGCTAGGAAAAGGAAAAGCAAATATTTGTCAGAATACAGGAAAGAACGTAGAAGGGTATCCCGTCTTATAAACACATATAAGAAAAAAGGGTACGAGTTAGAGGTAGAAATCCCACCCATACCTAAAAAAATTACCAAAGCATCCATAAACAGGCTAAAGAAATACACGGCAAGGTATGTCAGCGAACGTTCTTTTGCACCAAATTTATATACAGGGGAAAAGATAACCGTAAGGGAATATATGGCACGCGGCTTTAACCGTATGAACTTTAACCTTAGAGAATATTGGCATTGGGGCATTGGTGTGGAGATACCCGAAATCGTAAAGCCAGAGCCGCCAAAACCGCAAAAGCCGGAAATAGGCAAAGAACCCAAGCAGGAATCTGCTGTGCAACCGCCCGAACCAAGCATGACATTGGAAGAGTATGAAGCCATACGCCCAAGCGAGCCAGGAACAGTGCAGTACAGCGATGTAATAATATCAAATTTTGAAGCGTTAATATCGGAGTACCCACCCAGGGCTATGGAACTGGCCTACAATTTCTATTACAAGGTTGCCAGCGAATTAAGCCGGGATGAACTTGCGGAGTTCTTGGATACAACATACAATAAAGGCCTATGGCTTACCCCGGAAGAGGCTTATCGTTCCGAAAAACTACAGACAAACCTTGTGAAGATGATGAACTTGTTGGAACTTTCCGGTGGTGAGAAGAGGGAAATATTGGACGAATTGGACATGGAGACTGATTTTTATGAGGAATTCTACGATTAAAATTGTAGCAGACTTTGAGACAACTGTTTATGACGGACAGGAAAGCACAGAGGTATGGGCGGCCGCTTTTGCACCACTATATTCCGATGGCGAGGTGCATATACTTAACAACATAAGCGATTTTATGGTAAACTTAAGGTCATATAGGCACAATTTAATCGTATGGTTTCACAACCTTAAATTTGACGGCACTTTTATTATAAATTTCCTCTTAGATGGCGGCTACACGTTCACCACTAAAAGGGGTAAGGAAATGCCGCCCTATTCCTTTTCCTGCTTGATATCCAATAAAAGGCGGTTCTACAACATATGCATAAAATTCGACAAGTGCACTGTTGAACTACGTGACAGCTTAAAGCTAGTGCCATTTTCCCTTTCCCAGGCGGCATCCGCGTTCAATACGGAGCACAAGAAGCTTGAAATGGAATATAAAGGCTATAGGTATGCTGGGTGTGAAATAACCGCACAGGAGATGGCGTATATAAGGAATGACGTGCTTGTTCTAAAGGAAGTGATGGAGCACATGGACAGCATGGGAACTAACCGCCTTACCATAGGTTCTTGTGCCATGAACGAATATAAAGGGATAGCAGGCAAGGATGAATACAAAACCCTTTTCCCGGACTTGTCCAAGATGGGATGCCCGTTTGAAGGCTACGAAACGGCAGAGAAATATATAAGGAAATTTTACAAGGGGGCATGGTGTTATGCCAAGGAAAAGGGCAGGGTAGGCGCGGGGCACACATATGATGTAAACGGCCTTTATTCCTATGTCATGCACAGCATGAGTGGAAATTACTACCCATCCGGCGAGCCTATATGGTTCGAGGGTGAAATCCCCCAAAAGGCGATGCAGGAGGGCAGCGTTTATTTTACGCATATACGGTGTCGGTTCGAACTAAAACAGGGATACCTACCTACTATACAGATAAAGAATTCCCTTGCATATAACCCCAGGGAATGGCTGGAAACATCAAGGGTTAAATTCAACGGGAAATATTATGACAAGGTAGAAAAGCTTGGGAAAACATACACGTCAACGGTAGACTTATATTTGACGGATTCCGACTATGAACTTTTCCTAAAGCATTATGACGTGTATGACATGGAATATATAGACGGTTGCTGGTTCTATGGGGTGATTGGGGCTTTTGACGGGTATATAGACAAGTGGGCGGAAATAAAGGAAAAGGCGGATACAAAAGTGAAAAGGACGATAGCAAAACTGTATTTGAACAACCTTTACGGCAAGTTTGCTACATCGGATGATAGTTCCTATTTAGTGCCAAGCCTAGGGGAAAACGGCGAGGTTGTTTTTGACGTGGTGGAAAGCCATGAAAAAGAGCCTGGGTATATTGCGGCAGGGGCTAAAATAACGGCCAATGCAAGGTGCTACACCATAACACACTCACAGGCAAATTATGGCATATTCTGCTATGCTGACACGGACTCCATGCATTGCACCGGCGAAGCGGTTGGCATTGAAATGGACATGAAGAAGCTGGGTGCATGGAAAAGGGAGTCGGATTGGTCAAGCGCCATTTTTATAAGGGCAAAAACCTATGCGGAATTTATAAGGGCAAGGGATGGGGAAAAGGTTTACCCGCATTGGGAGATAACATGTGCAGGGATGCCGGAACGCTCAAAGAAGCTTTTCCTGGAAACGCACCCAATTACTGACTTTAAATATGGCCTGGTTGTGGGCGGGAAGCTAGTGCCAAAAAATATAAAGGGTGGGGTCATACTGGAAGAAAGGGAATTTACGTTAAGGAAAAAATGATATTGACATTCTACGTGTTTTGTTATAAAATATAGGAAAGGAGGTGATACAAATGAAGTACATAACAAGGGTAGTGCCACGCACAGTTATTACAGCAAGGACAATTACAGTCGGGCAGGATGGCAAGCCGGAAATTGAAGACCTTCCAAATGTGGAGGTTGCCGGGGATTTGACCAAGAACCATGCAAGGATGATGAAGGAGTACCTGGCCGTATTCCCGCAATACAAGGGGGAATTAATTATAAAGGGTTGCATTGTACAGGAAAAAAGGAAGATGGCACTGGATGTGTTTATCGAAAACAGCGTTATTGTGGAAGAGCAGGACATGAAAGCAGATGAACAGTAAAAGAAAAGGAGAAAAGAAAAATGAAATTATTAAACACAGTCGAACTGAACAATGAGACAAGGAAAATGTATTATAAAGCAATGGAGGGGGTTGGCGCAAAGCAGTTGCATAAATGCGTCGGGCAGACATTAAAGCTGTGCGATGTCCTTATGTCTGAAAGCGAACAGTTAGATGAAGAAGGAAACCCTAAGGTACTGGTGTGCCTTATTGACGATAAAGGGGATGTTTACCAATCCCTGTCACCATCCCTGTACAAAAGCGTTCTGAACGTTGACAAATATTACGATATACCGAATGAACAGCCGGAGGTTATGGTAGTGACAGGGATGTCCAATTCCGGACGGGAATTCTTAATGCTACAAATTATTTAGAAGGGGAACGGGGGTACAAAACCCCCGTTTTTTAGGTGGAAGATATGGAAACAATGGAAGAAAGGATACAGCTCCTTAAAGAGACGGACGAAATGGACTACACCGAATATTATTGCGGCTACAAGCTTTTGGAGAAAAAGGACTTGGACGGCCACATGCCGGAAATCATAATTTGCTCCGGCAACAGGACGGCAGGGAAGACATTTTTCTGGAAACGTCTTATGGTGAGGTATTGTCTTAAATATAAACGTAGGTTTTTAATGATATGCAGGAAGAGGACGCAAGTGAACGGGGCGGCCAACTCATTCATTGAGGACTTGCAACAGGACGAATTGTTTAAAGATATAGAACTTGAAGTAACAAAAAGCGACATCCAGGGGATTATTTCCCTTAACGCGTCCGGCATAATCATTGGGCTTTTTACCTATTACAATTTTGCTGACAGCATCAAGGAGATGTCAAACCTTTTTAACCAGGTGGACATCATATTCAAGGACGAATTCCAGAGCACAGCAGATTACGTGGAGGACGAGGTGGGGAAATTGCGCTCCATCCATAAATCGGTAGCAAGGGGGTTTGGCAAGCACACAAGGTTTGTGCTCACCATACTTTCCTCTAACCAGATAAGCATTATAAACCCCTATTTTATCGCTTTTGGCATACATAGGCGGCTAAAGTCGGGCACAAAGTTTTTGAGGGGGACAGGGTGGGTTATGGAAAACCACTATAACCCGTATGCGGCCAAAAGGGCAAAGGAAAGCCGTTTTGAAAAAGCGTTCGGGGATGATAGCCAGGCACTTAGTGACAACTGCAACCAGTTTATGGATTCCGTTGAATTCGTGTCCAAGGTGCCATTGAAAGGGATGAAACAGGAGTTTACTTTCTACAATAAGGGAAAGGGGTACGGGCTATGGTGCAACGGCAAGTTCTTTTACGTTAGCAGGAAGTATGACCCAAACCATAGGAGGAGGTTCTGTACAACGCTTGAAGACCACGCGGAAGGCGTCACATTGTTAAGGAGGGGCGATTTGCTGTTAGGGGGCATGAAAAAATACTTTGAAGCCGGCAAGATACGTTTTGAGGACGTGGAATGCAGGGTGGCAATGATAGAATTTTTTGGGATGATATCATTTTGGTAAAATAAGTGTTGACAGCCATAGGGAGCAATTGTATAATGTAAATAAGAAACGTTGCTTGTGGACGCTGTATCCCGCCTTGAAAGACAGGCCAGCAGAAACTTTTCCTACTTGGGATGGTATGGGGGCAACGTTCTTTTTTAATATAGGATGGATTGGAGGTGAACCAGGTGAAATATGTAATTTCTTTTTTTACGTCATTAGCTATGTGCTTAGTGTCATTCCAATGGGTTGGCGGCTCAAACCCCATGTTGCGGCTTTTGGTGGGCGCAATGATAATGGACTATCTGTCCGGGCTTGCCTTAAGCCTTGTCTTTAAAAAGTCTACGAAAACGGAATCCGGCACGTACAACAGCAAGGCAGGGATAATTGGTATTATGAAAAAAGGGGCAATTTTGTCCATCGTATGGATAGCCTACATGCTTCAATCGGCAACGGGTTTTGAAGGGCTAAGGGATATAGTCATTGTAGCATTCTCCATAAACGAGGTTATAAGCATTATAGAGAACATGGGGAATATGGGCGTGTACATACCAGCGCCGCTTATGAAGGCAATCGATGTATTGCAGGCAGATGTAGAGAATTATGGGAAGGAGGAAAACAAGGATGATAAGCCAGGAATCAAAAGACAGGATTAAGGAAAGCCTTAGTTCCCTTGGCGGCGATAACCTTACCGTGGAACAGATGGAGACGATTTCCGGTTTGAGGGAGTTCATCGACAGAGAGGACGAGTCAGAGGGGGCGCTTAAGGAATGGGAGGATAAATATCGCACCATGGAACAGGATTACAGGAATGCCATGGATGAAAATTCCAGGGTTGTGGAAGCATACAGGAAAAGGTGGAACGACTCCTACACCGGCACTTTAGTCAACGGCCGGTTTGTGGATAAGACAGTGGAGGACGTTTCCGATTACAGCTATGACAAGCTAATGAAAGGAGAATAATATGGCTGAAAAAATTAAAAATGCAAGTGTTGACTACAGCACTATGAAAACAAGCGCAATCGTAAACACGGTGAGGGCGGCATTCAAAAACGGCGAGAGCGCAACCGGCATAGACTTTGAAACCCGTATCCCCCAATGCAACAGGGATAACCTAAGCGTGATAGGGGAGATTTTTGACGGGGATTCCGATTTGGCAAACGCTTTCCTTAAAGAGGTGTTCAACAGGATTGGGCTGGTGGACATGAACTACAGGCGGTACACCAACCAGCTGAAGCAGATGAAGAGGGGGCGGCTGGAATTCGGTGAGACAATCGAAGAGATTGCTTTTGGCATTGTAAAGGGGCTGTGCGACTACGATGTGCAGGAAGGGGTTTCCCAGGTATTCCAGATTACTTTGCCGGAGGTTGCCGCCGCGCTCCACAAAGTAAATTACCAGCAGAAATACCCAATCAGCATTACAAGGGCAGATTTGAGGAAGGCCTTCACATCGGAAAGTTCCCTTGGCTCGTTTATTGACGGGATTATGACATCCCTTTACAATTCCTATGAGATTGACGAACAGTTGGCATACAAGAACCTCATGAAGGTGGCGGCAGAGGGCGGATTCCTGCTGGTGGAGGAAATGGCAGCTGTTACGGATGAAGCCACGGGCAAGGCACTGATTAAATCCATCAAGGCACTGGCAACAAAAATGTCGTTTATGTCGCGCGCATACAGCAAATACGGCCTGCCGCAATTTACACCGAAAAGCGATTTGCTGATTATCCTGGATGCAGACACCGATGCGTCCATTTCCGTTGACGTGCTGGCGGCGGCCTTCAACATGTCGGAGACCGATTTCATCAATTCGGGAATCAAGATTGTGATTGACGAATTCCCGGTGGAGGGGATGCATGCAATCGTATGCGACAAGCGGCTTTTCCAGATTTACGACAACGACTTTTCGCTTGACTCCATTTACAACCCGGCAAACCGTGTGTGGAACTATTTCCTCCATGTGTGGGAAATCATTTCGGCATCGCCGTTTATGCAGGGTGTTGTATATGTAGAACCTGGCGCTGGCAGTGTGACGGCGGTTGCGGTTACACCTGCAGCGGCTACGGTGGCAAAAGGGAAATCACAGGCATTCAAGGCGGCAGTTACCATTGATGGCGTGGCATCCATGAAAGTGGCATGGAATGTGACAGGGGCAACCTCCCAAAGCACGTCCATTTCCCCAACGGGAATCCTTACGGTGGGGGCAGACGAAACAGCCACCAATTTGAAAGTGAAAGCCATTTCCGTACAGGATTCCACAAAAACGGCAGATGCGACAGTGACCGTACAGGCTTGACATAGGTGTTTCACGTGGAACACTTGACAATGTTTCACGTGAAACATTTTGTTACTTAAAAAGGAGGTTAACATGCAATTTTTACCGAAAGGGATTGTGAGGGTTCTGTCAGGCATACCTTGGAACAAGGATTACAGGGATACCAGGTATTTCAATACTAGGGAAGAACAGGAAAGCTACTTTGCGTCAAAGCCTGCCTTATATTCATCCGCCACATTTTCCTATGTGAGGGCAACACTTGATTATGTTGCCATAGACATGCCGATTGAACAGCTTTGGAGCGCGAACTACATATGCTACCAGAACCAGGATATGGGGTCAAAGTGGTTTTATGCTTTTATTGACCGTCTGGAAATGAAGGCCGCTTCCACTACTTTCGTATATTTCACGGTGGATGTGATGCAGACATGGATGTTTGACCTTAAGCCAATACAGGCCTACATAAAAAGGAAACATTTCGGGCTGGAAACTAAGGGCACTATATACCAGGCCGGGGAAGATATCGGCACTGGGGAAAATTATGTGGTAGTTAGGGAAAAGGTAGTGGACTACGTTCCGGCAGGGAGCGGAACAATCATGCTTACATCTACGGTGGACATTTCCCAGTCTGGCGGCTCTTTTGAAGACCCTAACCTGGTAGGGGCGGAGGGTGTGGAGGTGCATAACCTCCCGTCCGGTTGTGACTACTACTTGGTGGGTGACCAGTACGGGGCTACCATATACGAATTTTTTGATGAATTGAAGAATTACCCATGGATGTCAAAAGGAATCATAGGGGCAACCATACTGCCGGATTTTATGCTTTCCGGTGTATCCACCACAAGGGTTTCCGTAGGCGGGAGTACGCTTACGGTGGGAAAAATAACAGGCGGCTCAACACCCTCTGATAAATCAGTTTTTGACGGTGACATATTTGAAGGGTTTGCCGATGTGCCTATGCAGAAGCTTCTCATGTACCCATACGCGTTTGTGGAAATATCATTGCTGAATGGTGGCTCTCTGGTGGTGAAGCCGCAATACACCAACAATGGCCGGTTTGCCATACATAGGACGGCAGTGGTAAGTTCAAACCCCCAGGCAAAATACTGGCTTTCCGCATACCAGCCGGATTTGGGGTATGACTATTCGCTGACCATGGGGGATTTCCCACAATGCCCTGTACAGGACAATTCATACCTAATGACGATAGGCAGGACGGAACGGTCTTATGAAATAAACAGCAATTCCTTGATGGTAAATACTATCATGTCCATGGCCGGGAACATGTTGAGGGCTAACGTTATGGGGGAAATAGGTGCAGGGATAAGCGGCATCCAGCAAGGCCAGCGGCTTGCGCTTGATTTAAAATACGCGGATACCATAAGCCCAACCCTGGCTACACAGGCAGGGGGAAGTGGTTTCAATTATGCCACCGGGAATATGGGTTGTCACATAAGGTGGAAAATGGTGGACAAAACACACCGTAAAATCATAGGGGATTATTTCAACATGTTTGGTTATGCGTGCAAGGAAGTGGAGACGGTAAACCCAAACAGGATGTCAAGGTTTGACTATGTGCAGACATCGGACTGCCATGTAGACGGGGATGCCCCTAATGAGGATATTACACTCATTGAGTCAATATACGACAACGGCATAAGGTTTTGGCATGACGATAACATAGGGGATTTTAACAACAATGAAGGGAGGTCTAATTGATGGGTTCAAAAGCGAATAAGGGTGCTACTTCTTTCCTGTCTAATGGGTATCATACGGTTTGGGGGGATGTGCTGGACTTGAATGAATGGCAGTACCATTTTGTGAATACATACGTGGAACTTGCGGCAAATAGGTTCAGCTACAATAACCTACCGGAAAGCATTGACCCTAGGTACATGGAACTGTCCATTATGTCCACGGGGAGCGTATGCTTCTTTTATGACGATATACTGGGCTATATGGCTCTGCCTGGGGCATGGTCTGGTTTCGATAACCAGTACAACCCTATAGACTACCATATAGTTACACCTACAGGCTTCAGCGGTGACTTCAATTACAAGGACAGTGTCATTATATGGAACAACTTTACACGAACCAGCGACATGCCGTCCATATACATGTATGCCGATTTAATAGCGGAACTTTACGTGACGGCAAAAATAAACCTAAAAGGGCAGAAGCACCCAATAGTGGTGCTGGCAGACAGTGAATCGCAACGGCTTTCCTTGGAAAATGCCTATGCGAAGCTGGATGGTAACCACCCGGTAATCTATGTGAAAAACGACAACAGGATAGACAAAAATTTTACAACCATAGACGCAAAAGTTCCTTTTATAGCCAAAGACTTGATAGAGGTTTCCAGGTATTTCATAGAGGAATTCATGAAATGGATGGGGGTGAAGGTGAACAACACCCAGAAAAAAGAAAGGACAATATTACAGGAACAGAGGGATTACAATGCAGTGACATACCAGCTTAGGAACAGGGGTCTCCATTCGCGCCAGCTTGCAGTGGAAAAGATAAACAGGTTGTTTGGGTTGGATATAGAGGTGGAATTTAATGAGGAAGGCCTACAGGACTATGCGGATGAACTGCTGGACATGAACAGCATGATGTTAGGGGGTGGCACTATTGAGTAGGTATACAACGCAATTAAGGTGGGTGGTAGACCAGACACTTATAAGCAACAAGCTGGCTACCATGCCTATCACATTGCCACCGGCGGAACGTTGCCGTATGGCCGCGCCTTATATATTCAACTTTGATTTCCCCATATGGGATGAAAATGAAAGGGCGCGTTTTGAACAGGATTTCCTTATGCATTTCTATTTTGAGGAAATAGGCGCGGAGACTTACGGTCAGTGGAAAGTTTACCTTTATGACTGGCTGAACACAAATATGCCATACTGGAATATAAAGTTCCTTGCCTTAAAGAAGAATGCCGGTGTTGATTCCCTTTTTACCAACACCATGCAGGAGGACTTCCTGGGCGGTGGTGTGAGGGGTGAGACTTCCCAAGGGCATGAAGCCAGCACAAACGGGCAGGAAACAACGGGGTCTACCCATGGGATGCAGAAATACTATGAAGTACCAAGCAACAATATATCAAGCATTGAGGACCATTTGAACAATGCGCTTCAAAACGATACCTCCGGCACTAACAACGTAACGGGGAACGGGTCTAGGGAGACTGGAAACCAGGTGGATTCCACATACAACGATAAGCACTTGTTAAGTAGGTCACAGAATGACGGTTCTGTGATGGCAGGAACAATGTCAAAGCTTATCAATGAAGCCTACAACGTGAAAAGCCGGATGTACAAACAGATGGCAATATTATTTATGGGGGTGCTTTAATATGGCAAGGTCTTATATGGATGAATTGATTTATGTAATTGGGTATTGGGAATCCAGGAACACATACGATGCCGTAAACCCGGAGGATGTTGTTTCCATAGGGTATTTCCAATGGTACGGTGCAAGGGCATTGGGTCTGGCAAGGACAATAGCAAACGCTGACCCCTCGGGCAGTGAAAACGCGCTTGCAGGTGCGTCCACACCGTTATACCAGCAGATAACAGGCGGTAGCAATACCGTATGGAACAGCTACAGGCCGGGCGGCAGTTCAACTGCTGACCACCAGGCACTGAAAAGGTTTTTGCAGTTGCCGGCTTCAAAAACAGCACAGGACGCTCTTTTGCAGGAGGACGGCGGGAAGTATTCCGCACAGGCGCAAAGCATGGGTATTGTAGTTCCGGCCGCACAGATATATTTTGCTGACCTTTACAACCAAAGCCCGAAACAGGCAATCGCCATCGTTAAGGCAGCTGGCGGCGGCGCGGTGTGCTCATTGTCGGTCATACACCAATATGCAATGCGGAATAGTGTTATGTCGGAGTATGCGCAAAGAAGGAACTGGGTATATGCTGAATTGCAGTCATGGAGCGGTGACACGGATGGTGGTTACCAGCCGCCCCCGACTGACCCGGTAAACCCGCCTGAGCAGGAATGGGAGGGCGAAACCGGTGTGGAGGTCAAGTACTATATGTTAAGGTGGAATGGTCACATGGTGCTTTATTCCGATGAACACAAGGACGGGCTTGTGTTTATACCGTCCGGCAACGTGTACATACCGCTTGACCCGCCGATAAAAGTGGCTGTATGGTATGTGGACAGTGTGGACGATATGAAGGATATTTCCAAGGTATATGTGCTGAACAGTACGGGCAATATATGGGTGTACAATGGTGTGAAATTTATAGACACCAATCAAAAATATCAAAAATAATAAGGAGGTTATTTTATGAGTGATTTATTGAAAAATGGAAATGGGGCTGAACCAAAAACTATCAATCCATTGCCGCCGGCAAATTTTGTTCCGGCTATTTCCCCTACCAACGAACTTAAGCCGTTCCGCGTGTGGTGTCAGAAAGTACTGCCGCTGGTGTACGGGGATGAATTAAGCTATTATGAGTTGCTTTGCAAGACAGTAGATTACCTTAATACCACAATGGAAAACGTGGATATTATGGAAGGGGATTTTGTGAAGCTTCATGCAGCTTTCGTGCAATTGCAGAACTATGTTAATACCTATTTCAGTTCGCTGGATGTACAGCAGGAGATTAACAATAAACTGGATGCTATGGTGCAGGATGGTACTATGACCAACTTGATAAATCCGCTGATTCCGCCTGCCGTTTCTGATTGGCTTCAAAATAACCTTACACCTACATCACCGCCTATCGACAAGTCTTTGACAGTCGACAATGCGGCCGCAAACAGCAAGACGGTGGGTGACAGGGGTTTCCTTACAGAGGGCAATGTGCTAACCAATGCGGATATGGTGGAAAAATACGGGGGGTCTTATGACAACTTGCCTGCAAACCGTATCATCCTAATAGGCTCGGGTGCGGTTGAAGGGGTAAATGAACCGGTAAATAATTTTGTAGGCATTGTTTACACTATGTCACACACAAACCAGGTTAGACCGGGTGCTTACCAGGTGGCCGTAGCTATGAGAACAGGCGATATGTATATAAGGACTTATATTCTTAATGATGGGTGGACAGCTTGGGAAAAAACGACTAATGTTAATCTTCTGGAAGATATGGCTATTACAACCGGTGGAATATACACGACAACAAAACAGTTCCAAGAAGCTTTCCAAGGGGATGTGAATAACCTTACACCAAATAAAATAATATGTTTGGGGAGTAGTTCTATACAGGCGGAAAACAAGCCTTCACCTATGTTTGTAGGTAACATTATAACGGTATGCTATAACAATACATTAAATCCTGGTGATTACCAAATGGCAGTATCGTCTAGAAACTATATATATACCAGGTATTATGAATTGAGTGGATGGGGTAGCTGGCGGCAATATGCGGATAAGGATAGAAGTTTGACAGCTTGGGGTTCATTACTTGACAATGCTGCTATAGTGTCTAATTTCCAAGGTACTTATGACAACTTGCCCATTAACCAGATTGTTCTAATCGGTTCTGACAGAGTTAACGGTGTAAATGAACCAGTAGCTAATTTTGTCGGTATTGTTTACACATTGTCTTATACTACAGAAGAAAAACCTGGAAACTACCAGGTTGCTGTAAGTATGAGGGGTGCTGACATGTATATGAGGACTTATATTATTAATTCTGGTTGGTCTGAATGGAAAAGGGTAATTAATGTGGATTCATTGGAAGATATGGCTATTACAACGGGTGGAATATACACGACAACAGAACAGTTCCAAGGAGCTTTCCAGGGGAATGTTGACAACCTCACACCAAATAAAATTGTGTGTATTGGGAGCGGTTCAATACAGGCTGAAAACAAGCCTTATTCTGATTTCGTTGGGAATATTGTTACAATATGTTACAATGAAATATTAAAGCCTGGTGATTGCCAGATGGCTTATGACCGGAATAATGGAATATATTTCCGGCAGTATGTGTTTAAATCCACCGGAAATTATTTTACACCATGGGTTTCGATATATGGTGAAGCAGAATATCATGTGGGTGAAACCAGGGAGCACACAAGCTTAATTGCGCTGTTTAAGGAATTGAATGAACAGGATGTTAGGTTGCCTAAGGTAATTTATGTTGATGGTGGTACATATGACATTTTCCAGGAATATTTAGATGCTGGTGTTGCTGTTCCGCCGGATAATGTGAGTGTCAGCGACTACTTTAAGTACAATGTGTTCGTGCCTAGGAATACAAGGGTTGTGGGTCTTGGGCAAGTTGATTTGGTTTGGAATCCAGATGCTTCAATGTTAACAGCCGCACAGTCTAAGACATGGAGTCCTATTAACATAAGATATGGGTGTGAATTGGAGAACCTAAATATTTTTGTTAAGAATGGTAGATACTGTATACATGACGATTCACACAATGCAACGAATGACCAGGGGGTTAGGCATGTGTTCAAAAATATAAATGCAAAGTATGAAATGCCAGATGTTGCTGGATATGGTTTAAACAATGTTACCGGGTTTGGGTTCTCTGAAAATAATATTTATCTTTTTGAAAACTGTACATTCGAAATGGTTGGAAATGGTAACGGGTGTTTGTATGGTCATGGTACTTCATCTGCTACGGCAGACAAGAAAGACAGCCCGACTATTACAATAAAAGATTGTGTTTTTATTACTGATAGTAGAAGAGATGCAATAAGGCTTCAAAATTTGACATCGGTTTTATTGGATATAAAGACTACAATATCTGGATGTAAGATTATTGGTAATTTGAAGCTGGATTGTTACCCGACTTCTAGGGTGCAAGGGTTCAATGTTGAGATGTTAAATTCTGGTAACCCAACTGTGATTTACAATGGGGTTGGTGAGAATAAGTATCAGGTGAAGGTGTTTAATGCTTGGGAGTAGAGGTTGATGGGTTAATTTTTAGAGAGGGTTTTTTTGTGTGCCCTCTCTATTGTATATTTATGCAGGAAGTAGAGGTGAATATTTATGCAGTGGCAGAGGACGAGTTTTAAATTGAGAGTAGAGAGGTATGTTTGGATGGTGAGTAGAGAGAGCTTTTGGAAAACGTTTTCTAGACGAGTTTCGGAAAACGTTTTCCTCTACGTGTTTTATGTTGGCAGTAGAGAAGTAGTGAGTTAGTTTTGACTAACTGGGTTCGGTGGAAAACGTTTTCTATGATTCCTTAAACACCGCGC